ATAAATACTAAGTTATAATAATAAGGAATAATAATGGCTACCAATTTAACAAGAGCTGAAGCAATAACTGATAATAGAAATAAAAAGATAGAGTTTTTCTCTGACTTTGTAAACAGTTTTGCCAGAACACCATTTGGTAACCAGCTTGGGCGTGTTACTAATGAACAGTCTGTTACGCAGTCTCTTAAAAATATATTGCTTACAAATTTGGGCGAAAGACCATTTCAACCGTTTATCGGTTCCAGTATTAATGCTTTTTTGTTCGAGCCTAATAACGAACAGTATCAAACTCTATTGGAAACGTATATAGATGATGCTATAAGAAACAACGAACCTAGAGTAAACGTGCAAGAGATCTCGGTTTCTCTAGCAGACGAATATTCTATTCAAATAAACATTGTTTATAATTTAATAAATAATCAAACACCTTTAACTTTTGCATTTTTGCTAAAAAGAGTACGATAAATGGCAAACAGCTCTTTAACACTTACATCATTAGATTTTGATACGTTAAAACAAAACTTCAAAACTTACCTTTCATCTCAGTCAGTGTTCAAAGATTACAACTTTGATGGTTCGAACATCAATGTTCTTCTTGACGTTATGTCATACAACACCTATTTAAATTCTTTCTATTTAAATATGGTAGCATCAGAAATGTTTCTTGATTCTGCTCAAAAATATGAGTCGGTAATTTCTCATTCTAAAGAGTTGAACTACGTCCCAAGAAGCGCCCGCTCTGCAGAATCTGATATTTCTTTTCAAATAGATGTAAAGGGTATTAATAACCCATTATACATTAAAAGAGGCTCGAAATTTTCAGGTAAAAATTCTAATGGATTCTTCACATTTACAACCGATATTCAACGATCTTTCGTTTCAACAAACAATACGTTTCAAGTTCAAAATTTAAAAGTATATGAAGGATCGTATTTTACAGATGCTTACTTTGTTGATTATACGGTAGAAAATCAAAGATTCCTGTTATCCAATAAAAATATTGACACAACTAGTATTGTTGTCACAGTCATAGAAAACAATGGATTAAGTAATACGGTTTTCTCTAAAGTTGAAACGCTTTTTGGATTAGATTCAGTATCTTCTGTATATTTCTTGCAAGGGGCTGAAAATAACAAATATGAAATAGTATTTGGTGACGGATTATTTGGAAGAAAGCCACTGAATTCATCAATTGTTTCTGTAGAATATAGAGTTACAAACGGCACAGATGCTCTTGGGGTTGATAATTTCTCAGTCATACAAGATATTGGTGCTGACAATGGCGGTGTTCTTTCGATTTCCAATTTAGTTGTTTCTTCAAACTCTTCTGGTGGTGCAAATCAAGAATCTATAGATTCTATTAAGTTTTCAGCTCCTCGTTATTTCGCAACTCAACAAAGAGCTGTTGCTTCTGATGATTATTCTTCTTTGATATTAACTAATTTTGGTGGATCGATTTCAGATGTTAACGTTTATGGTGGTCAGGTTCTGGAACCAAAACAATATGGTCGTATTGTAGTTTGTTTGAAACCAGCTGGATCCCTTATCGCTCCAAATTATATAAAAGATGAAATAACAAATTATCTTGCGCCCTATATTGCTTTGCCAAACCGTATCTTGATAACAAATCCAGATTATATGTACATTGACGTAATTTCTACGGTTCAATATAATACAACAGCAACAATAAAACTGTCAGCTGACATTATAAGTTCTGTTAGAACTGCTTTGGTTAATTACAGCATGGATAATTTAGAAAAATTCAATAATGATTTCAGATACAGTAAATTCGTTAAATATATTGATGACGCTGATTCAAGTATCACAAGTAATAGTACAGAAATTTTTATTTCTAAAAGAATTGCACCAGCCCTAAATTATTCTTCTTCTTATGTATTAAATTTTACCAACTCTGCTGAAATAGAACCACCAGCTCCTGGTTATAATAGAGCAACAAGTGCTCGTTTCTTTGACGAACCAGTAGTAACTTCTTCTGCCTTTACATATATCAATAGCGATGGTGTTGAATATGAACAGTGTTTTTATCGTGATGATAATTTTGGTGTTTTGGTTATATACTCTATAATCAATAAGATATTTACTATAATAAAAGATAATGCAGGTTCGGTTGATTATGAAAATGGTGTTGTTAGTATAAAAAACTTAACAACATCATATTATGATAATTATATCTCTATATATATGACACCAATGAATAAAGATATTATTGTATCGCAAGACAAGATTCTATTGATTGATTTGGCTGACGTCATAATCAACGCAATACCAACTCAGAAGTAATAATATGGATTTTTCGATAGAAAAGAAAATATCTAATTTTGTCGAGTCACAGTTCCCTCAATTCTATCAAGAAGAGGGTTCAGATTTCATATTATTCATGAAGGCGTATTATGAGTGGATGGAATCCGAAGGTCAAGCTATCAACCAAGCACGTAGTCTTTTCGATACCAGAGACATTGATAATACAATAGAAAGTTTTCTAGAGTATTTCCAGCGTAAGTATCTTTACGGCATTCCTTTTAATACAATTATCAATAAACGATTCTTGTTGAAGCATATACTTGATGTATATCGTTCAAAGGGAACTATTCAGTGCTATAAACTTCTTTTCAAATTAATATACAACCAAGACATTGAAGTATACATCCCTGGCGCTGATATTTTGAAACTTTCAGATGGTACTTGGGTTGAGCCAAAGTATTTGGAAATAACAAGTACAGAATTAAATGTTTCAGAGTTTATCGGTAAAACTATAATTGGCGCTTCTTCAAAAACAACAGCTGTTGTTGAGAATTTTATCTCAGAACCAATAAATCAAAACATAGTTACAACATTGTTTATCTCAAATGTTTTACCAAAAGGAGGAGAATTTGTTCCTGGAGAAAAAATTGTTCCTTATACAGAATTCTCTAACAATGTAGCTGTTTCTCTTGCACCAACAAACATAGGTTCTCTTGATTACTTACAAATTATTAATGGTGGTCAAGGATTTAATATTGGTGACATAATAAAAATTGTGCACAGAGATCCAATCACAAGCGATGTAGTTTCTAAAGGTATTGATGGTAAGTTAAAAGTAAAAAGTGTTAAACGCTCTTTTGGTTCAATAAATTTTAATGTCGATAATGGTGGCTTTGGTTATATCGCGAATGCAAATATATTCATTTACAAAAGCCCTTATGATACAGTAGGATCTGGTGCTTCTTTCAACCTTAGCCCACTATCATACAATCAATCTATACAGTATAATACTGATTTAATTATTGATTTTGCTAATCTCACAATCAATTCCACTGCATTTAATTTTACAGGTAATAATTCTGCTAATCTTTCCAGTAATTTAGCCGATGCATTTTCATACAGAACTGATATTTTCGGTACAATTCCTTCTTTAACAAAAATTAATACAGGAACTGGATATACTTCTAATTTAAGTATATTTGTTCGTTCAACACAATTATCATCTCTTAATTTAACAGGTAATGTTTATTATACAAATGGATATTCTTTATACTCAATAACCGCCAGTGGTGGAACAGGATACAGTAATTCTGATGTAATCATATACAGAGCACCAATAGCAAACTCAGATATAAAAGATAATAGAACAACATCTCCGGGAGAATTCCATTCTATAATAAGCAATACAAGAATTGGTATAATAGCTAATACTACAGGATACAGTAACACTACAGAATCGATTATTATAACTAGTGCTAACACTAAATTATCAGCAAATGATTCCGTTTATTATATGGTTCCTAAAGGCAATACGGCTATTGGTGGTCTGACAGCTAATACATATTATTTTGTTAATTATACTAATTCAAGCGCAATTACTCTTAAAACTACTGTAGCTGGTGCAAACGTAAATATCACAGGAAATAACACTTCTCCCGGAGAAACACATTATATCTATATTGGTAAGAAGGTCACAGCAAATACTACAGGATTCAGTAACACATCAGATGTAGTATATATTGGTAATGCTTCTTCTTATTACAATGTAAATGATAGAATATACTACTGGGTGCCAATCGGTAACACAGCATTAAGTGGATTAACTGGCAATACATATTATTATGTTAATTTCGTTAATAGCACTTCTATAGCATTGGCTAATGGTCAAACTCAGACAAGTAACGATGTTACTGTTACAATGGTAACAAACACAACTGGTGGTAGTTTAGCCCTTACTATAACTTCTATTGGTAACAATATAGTAAACTCCACACCAGCGATCATTATAGCAAATTCTTCTGGTGGTTTTTCTAATGGTTCTGGTGCTAGTTTTATACCCACATTTATAGGACATGTTGGTGGTGTTTCTACTACATTTGATAGTGTGTTTTCTAATGGTGATGTTATCTACCTAAAAGCAAATTCTTCCCAGGCTAATACTGCTGAATATCAGGTTATCAAACAAGTTGTTAATTCAACAAGTATATTCTTATATGGTCCACCAAATAACAATTCAACCTCTTCTGCATCACACAAAGCCGCCCCTGTAACACTTCCTTCAAATTTTGCTTTATATGATCAGATCATGTATAGGTCAGACAGTACTATCAATGGTCAAAACGAATTAATAAGTTCATTAACATCAACAGGTAGTAATACAATTGGTACTACAATTGCAATTGATTCTGGTAGAGGTTATCTTGATGGTGAAATTGTTTATGGATACATCTACAATGGCCTAACCAATATTTCTATCGTTAATGGTGGTACGGGATATGCAAATTTAGAAACTCTTAAAATTATAGGTGGAGATACAACTAATCCTGCCTCTGGTCGTGTATATACTAATACAACTGGTGGTATTACTTCAGCCATTTTTGTGAATAGTGGATCAAATTACAAAGCTGTTCCGAGAATATCAGTTAATACTGCTAATGGTACAGGTGCTATTCTTTTGACAGATATAGCGGAATATAATACTACTAGTAGAGTAACTGGTAAGATTGTTAAAAATGGTTTAGGTAGAAAACCTGGTTACTGGACAACTACCAGAGGGTTTTTAAATTCAGATAAATACATTCAAGACAGTTATTTTTATCAAGATTACTCATATCAGATAAAAGCGGCTTTGACTCTTGATAAATATAAGGATATTCTTTATAACACATTCCATTCTGCTGGTTCTGAGTTATTTGGTGATTATTTCTTACAAATTAACGAGAACACGAACAGTGAATTGATATATGATACAAATCATGTTATTTACATATCATATATCCCGACAGCTGACTCTGTACAGATAAACGCCAGTGATTCCTTAACGACCGTAGACCAGATACCGTAATTGGAGAATTTAATTGACTAAACAAGTTATATTTCTAGGAGACAATCCAAACGATGGAACAGGTACTCCGCTTCGTACGGCGATGGATTACATCAATCAGAATTTTACGGATCTGTATGACAATTATCAAACTGAAGCTGGTTTATCGTCAAATGTAGCAATACTCACAGCAAATAACGCTAATAGCCTTGGTGGGGTGTTGGCAGCGAAATATGTACAAAACACAGATAGCAGAACCCTTTCTGGTAATCTGTATTTCACTGGTGTTAATAACTATTTTAATACATCAGTTTATGTTGGCGCAAATGTTTTTGTTGGTAGTAATGTTGTTATTAATACAGCAGCATATTTTGTTGGTAACAGCACTGTAAATACTTCGGTTGTAGCAGGAACCATTAGTATATCTGGCGCAACAATTAATACCACCAATTTTACAGGTACTGCTAACAATGCATTATATGTCGGAAGCGTTATTGCTGCCAGCGTTGTATCTAATGCACAACTAGTAGCCAATCTTGCTAATTATACTAACACTTCTGGTTTGAGTTCTCTAACTGCAACATATACTGCAAATAATGCAAATAACCTTGGAACTGTTCCTGCTGCGAATTACGTTCAAAACACAGATTCTAGAGTACTTTCCGGTAACTTAAACTTTACTGGTGTTAATAACTATTTCAGTTCTGCTGTTCTTGTTGGTAGTAATGTTGTTATTAATACTTCAATATTTTATATTGGTGGTAGTACAGTAAATAGTTCTTTAACAAGTAATTCTATTAAAATTGGTTCAAATGCTACTATAAATACATCTGCATTGTTTATAGGTGATGATTCAGCTAACGTATATGTAAATAAAACTGGTATATATGTTAATGGTATTTTGGGCGGCGGTGGCGGTTATTATAAGGGTAATGGTGGCACATATGGTGACCCCAAAAACGCCAATAATCTTTTCCGTATTAACTCCAATACTATATCAAACAATATAACAATTGCTACAGGTGAAAACGCTTTGACAGTAGGACCAATGACAATAGCAACGGGTAACACATTAATAATTTCAACTGGCGGTAGGGTGGTAATAATCTAATGTCAACATTACAAGTAGCCAATATTTGGTTTGATTCAACAAGCAATAACAGAATTCAGTATGCTGGCTCTAACTCTTATGTTTTAATTGCTGGCAATGCGAATACACTAACAGTTAATACCACTGGTGTCAGTATCAGCGGAACATCTGCATATACTGGTGCTGCTACGTTCAGTAATACTGTTACTTTAACAGGTGGTATTTCTGGTGATACTTCTAGTACTGGCACCGTTGCGATGGCGTCGTCTTTCAAACGCAATCGCATCATCAATGGCAACATGCTCATTGACCAGCGGAATGCTGGGGCGAGTGTGACGCCCAACAACAGCTATACTCTTGACCGTTGGCTATACGAAAACTCTCAGACTGGCAAAGTCAGCATTCAGCAAAATGCAGGCTCCGTCACGCCCCCGGCTGGTTACACCAAATATCTTGGCGTGACTTCCCTTAGTGCCTATTCATCCACATCCTCTGATTATTTTGTAATTTCTCAAAAGATTGAGGGGTTCAATGTAGCCGATCTCAACTGGGGCACTGCATCTGCGCAGACGATTACTATTTCGTTTTGGGTGAGAAGCAGTCTGACTGGGACGAACTCTGGCGCACTAGTCAATAACGCCAGCAATCGCTCATATTCATTTACATATACCGTTTCCGCAGCGAACACTTGGGAGCAGAAAACCGTCACTATCTCTGGTGATACAAGCGGTACTTGGTTGACTGATAACAGCGCAGGGATTGTTGTCAGGTTTAATCTTGGCTCTGGATCTAGTGCTGTGACAACTGCAGGCTCTTGGCTTGCGTCTAACAGCAACGGGGCGACCGGCTCCGTCAGCGTAGTCGGCACCTCCAGTGCAACCTTCTACATCACCGGCGTTCAGCTCGAAGTCGGCACCAAAGCAACCCCTTACGAGATGCAGATATACAGCGATCAACTGGCGCAGTGTCAGCGGTATTATAACGCTTACAGTTGGGCATCGACCGGCTGGGGAATTTCAACAACGCAGGCACAAGGTGGCATCACTTTCCCTGTTATGAGAACCTCGCCCACCATTTCTGATGGTGGTTCAAATAGCATTACATATGGCCCCGGCGGCACTTTGGGTGGAAGTGTATCTTTTTCTTCCATTGCTGCAACAAGATCTTATTTGACATTTACAGCGAGTGGCGGTCAAACGACAAATTACCCATGTGTAATGTATGGAATTGCTAATATGGCTGCGGAGCTTTGATCATGTACACCAACGCTCAATACATAGCTTTTAACGGCGTCAACACCACCATCCGTTGCGACATCAACGGCGTGACAAGCTTCGTACCGATTGACCCAGCGAATGTTGATTACGCCAACATCATGGCGCTCGTCGAAAACAACAAACTAACAATAGCACCAGCAGAAACCCCACAAGCAAATACAGGTAGTTAATATATGTCAACACTTTCAGTAACAACTGTAAACACAGCAAACGGCACGACTGATCTAACGTTTACCACGGGTAATACTGCTGCGGGCAAGTTTGTTGTTCCTGCTGCTGGTGGATTAGTATTGGCAAGTAACTCAACCACTAATGCTGTAACGATTGATACAAGTGGCAATTTTGGTATTGGGACGAGTTCGCCGGGGACAAAGTTGGATGTAAGTGGCGCAGCAAGGATTGGCACAGGATCAAGCACAGGTGGAATTCTTCGCGTTACTGGTTCTGGTCAATTTGCCGATATTATTACCGCTACAGCCAATGTGACGAGTGCATTTTTTAGTGATAATACAAATGCTTGTGGCGTAGCTGGAACTGTCACCAATCATCCGTTTTTGTTCTATATAAACAACAGCGAACGTATGCGCATCGACTCCTCCGGCAACGTGGGGATTGGGGCGAGTTCGCCCGGTCGCAAACTTGATATTGAGCAAGCTTCGACAGACTATCAAATGCGCATCGGTGACGCGCAAGGAAACTATTATGATATTGGTCGCAACACCGGCAACGGCTTACTTACATTTAACGGAAACCAAGCAGCCGCAAGTGGCTACGTGTTCTCGACCGTTAACGGCGAGCGTATGCGCATCGACTCCAGCGGCAATTTGCTGGTTGGGCAAACATCATCAGGGGTAGGGCAGAAATTTTCTGTCACATCCACCGGAACATGGAATACATTTCTTTACATTCCAAACACGAACAATGGAATTGGCATAACAAACATCAGCGGTACGGCTTCTTATACCGCAATGACTTATTACAATAATGGAACAACATACTCATTCTGCGGATCAATAACTGTAAGCGGGACTACTACTGCATTTAACACTTCGTCTGACTACCGAATGAAAGAAAACGTTGCCCCAATAACTACTGGTTTGGCGACTATTGGTGCGTTAAAACCTATTTCCTACGATTGGATCAGCACTAAAGAAAGAGGTGAGGGGTTTCTTGCTCATGAACTGCAAGAGATTGTTCCACTAGCCGTCACCGGAGATAAAGATGCGGTAGATGAAGATGGT